AAACCCTCCTTGTGAATAAAATCTAATTATCCCATACAGCAATATTGTTGAGCATACTGTATTGAGAACTATTAATGAACGGTCATGCCATAAGTAACCAACATAACCCCATAAGATCGTCCCTACTAAAGACAGCATCAGATCATAAGGCATCAAGTACCAAGCACTTCTAATCAACATACCACCGACTATGAATACTGTTGCTGTCCATTTTACATACCAAGATAAACCTCCCTTTGGTGTGATCTTCATTCTTCAGTACCCCATAAAGTTACTTCACCGTCTTTTACAAACATACTGTTTAGCCAATATTTAGATTGCTGATACGATCCTCCTTCTTTAGGTACAGCCAATCTAATAGGTAGTTTCTTATCTGGCATCTTTTCTAACATTTCTATTAAAATCTCTGCATTCATATTAGTGATCCTTTCCTAAATAGGATAAATCATCTTCCAATACAGCAATCTTTTCTTTTGCTGTAGCTATCTCAGTTATATGTTTATCTAGCTCTTTAGTAAAATCACTATGCTCTGGTATAGACGTAGGATTGATCATCAGTACATCTATATTAGTCTTAGCATCAAGAATCTTTGCTGTATAGATACTAATAAGGTTCTTAACTATCTGCTTTTGCATAATCCCTTCCTTTCTGTATAGGATATATATGTAAACCCCCCCAACCAAATTTGGACGGTGATACATAAGTATCAAATCGACTGACGCTAGTCAATATGAAAAAGATACTGTACAGCGTTTATTATTCTTGACCGTGTGTCAGTCTTAGTATATTTAGCTATGCATGATTTATTCAAACAAAGTTTTATATTGCTTATCGTTTATAAGTCTAGTGGTGACAGTTAGGTATGTATCTAGATTAAAAGTGACTATGCTGAGTCTGTTACCACGAATAACAAGGAAGGATTAAAATGACAAATACAAAACCAAAATTAGTAAAACTAAAACCAAAGATTAAACCATTGTCTGACAGTGGACAGATAGCATTAGTGCGTGACAAATTGTTAGAAGTCACTGAAGAACTATCAGAAAGAGTGACAATTCCCAATATGGTACAGGCTATACAGCTATTTAATTGTCAGTTGGCTTTTGATACAGCACCGAGCAATGCGTGTGCTACCAATATAATGTTAAGTTGTATAACATCTAAGTTAGATGCTGTGACTGAAAAAGAATTTGAGGAGCATGGAGATGCATAAACCAGAAACAGGCAAATGGACTCTGACAGCTGAACAGCAGAAGGAGTTGGAGAAAAAGGATTGGGAGGTAATCTCAAACGCTAGATTCCTAGACTTATACCACGATGACTTTCAAGGCGATGCATGGGACGAAGTGTGCCAAGTGTTTGACAAAGAAAAGGTGGCTGACAAATTGACGCTGTTGGTGGTGGGGGTGAAGACTAATGAGTAAAGAAATATTACAGGCAGTAAGAGAGGCTAGTGTGTCTATAGCTACTTGTTTAGACGAACCTAATGAAGTGTCTAAAAAGGACTTAGAACATATACAAAATCAGATTACTAAAATAGAAAATTATTTGACACCTTTTTATTTAGAAGAGCTAGAGGATATTAAAAGCGTAGATAATAAATTAGAGAATACTCTTGATTTTATTAGAGATGATATATGTGAACTAGATAACAAAATTTCTGACATTTGTGTAAAACTTAATGTACAGGAGCAAGATTAACAGAAAATGACTGTACAGAAAAAGAAATACATTGTCTATGCCAGAGAAGTAGCATACTATAAGCGAACTGTAGAAGGTACAAGCGTACAGGACGTGAAGAAGAAAATGGATCGCTTACTGACAAAAGACACGTTTGATTTTGTACACGAAGAATTTTATATTGCAGATATTTTAGAGGAGGAAAACAAATGAAGTATAGAATATATAGACATCCAGAAGGCATAGGATTAAACGGCAAAGAGTTTGCTGTGGATGATAAAAAAGATATTATACTTTTCAACACTATTAGTGATGCTGAAAAGTTTTTAGTCAAGGCTGTTGGCAAGACTGTAACTAGAATACAGTTAGAAGATAAATACGGATTACACATAGAAGAAAACATAGAGGAGGATGACGAATGAACGTAAAAAAGATTATACAGGATAAAAAGATTGATCCTAAGGATTTTGCTAGATCAGTAGATGTATCCATCACGCATGTATACAACATGATGGAGGGTAAGGCTAATCCTAGTATCAAACTGATGAAGAGGATCAGAGAAGTTTATAACATGCCACTAGGAAATTTCTAATGAGAGCTGATCATTTTATTGATGTACAGGCAGAGTATAAACGTACTAGACAGGAACAGCATGATGCAGAGTGGGAAGACAGACACGAGGATGCTGTATTTTATAAAGAACAGGCAGATCATTATGAACGATTACTTAAGGAAGGAGTCATTTATGAGCCGAAGTTTTAGCATTGAAGAGATCATAGAGATTGTAAATAAGATTACAGAGGATAATTCAGAGGGTGTAAATGACAGCCATAGCAATGCAAGATATTTAGGATTGCAGAGTGGTTTTTATCAATTGATGAAAGTTTTACAGGAGAGGATGGATGGGAAAGTATAAACAGTATATACAGGAACAAGAGAACAAACAGTGGTATGCTATACAGAAAATGTGTTTAGAAAGTGAAGCTGTAGAGGAAGTTTTACAATCCTGCGATAAACAAATGATTGACGGTAAGATGTTTCTACCGACAGGATATTCTTGGAATGAATTTGAGGATGATGTCAGAGAACTCTGGCAAGAAGTATGGTATGACAAACAACAGGAGGCTATGAATGAGTACGAGCAAGAACAAAATAACACTTGATTTTGATGAGTCATTTTACGAACAGCGATTGGTTGACATTTTAGGTGACACAAAGTTGACAGCACATCAGTTTAATCTGATCAAAAGCTATTATAATATTGCATACAGGCAAGGTGAAAATAAAGGTATCAATGTAATGCTAAGGAGGTATGGTTATGTTAACAAGAAGACATCACAATCGAAGGTTTAATCAACTATCCTATACAGCCAATGATGGCAGAGCAAAGACTGCACTGAAGAAGTATCTGATAAACAGCGATCATACAATCACAGATGACAGAGAACATTTCTCTTGGGACTTGTCTACAGTGTCAGATACAGGCTGTGCTTGTTTTTGGGAGGTAGAAGTCAAGAATCAGTGGGGCAAGGTATGGAATGACAATTGGAAGGAAGTAAGAATACCACAGCGTAAACAAAGATTGATTGACAAATTTTACCACGAGACAAACAATGCAAAAGAGTTTGCACAGGATAATAATATGCAACAGTTTGTCAGACCGTTTCAGTTGACATTTGTCGTGTTGAACAGGCACTTGGATCAAGGTTGGTTTATATCGCATGACATTTTAGAAAAGAGTCCTGTACAGACTATACAGAACTCACGGCATGTAGATGCACCACACTTAAAAGAACCATTTTTTCATGTTGATGTGAAGAAGATATTTAAGACAGCGTTGGAAGTTGAATGAAGTGTTACAACTGTCAGACAGAATTAATATGGGGTGGCGATCACGATTGTGAAGATGACGAAGATCATGAGATAGTGACAAATTTAACTTGTCCTAAGTGTGAGGCATTTCATTTAGTTTATTGGGGCAAAAGGGAGAAGGATGAGCAAGGACAGAGAGAGAAGGTTTAGAGCTACAGGTAAATGGTTTGCTAAACAGCAACAGAGAAACCTATGGGTCAATCATATTTTTCCTGTACTGCTAGTTATCAGCTTGGTATTGCTGTTGGTGAATATATGAAGGATAAAGGAGTAAACATAAATGGTTACATTGATGCAATGGCTATACAGGAAGGTGTCACAATGCGTAGTGACTGTCCTGTCTGTGGTCACAAAAACAGTTTCTCTGCTACTAACCTTGGTGGTAGTGTGGTGTATAATTGTTTTTACGCTGACTGTGGTATTCGTGGCAAAGTTAAGCATGGATTGTTTTCAACTGCTCGTATGCAGAGAGAAAGAAAACGACTGACACTTAGTATGTACAGGCAATATTTCGTGCCTGTATCTAGATCACAAAGGGCTGTACAGTATATAAAAGATAATAATATCTATACAGCCTACTCCCAAAAGTGGGTCAATCTAGAACTTGATGTTAGAGAAAATAGAGTGGTGTTTCTCGTGTATGATGCTGACAATGTTCTGGTAGATGCTGTGGGTAGATCGCTGACAAATCGCAAACCAAAGTGGAAGCGATACTGTGCTAGTCGTGTTCCATTCGTGACAAATAATAAGAGTGACACTTGTGTGATCGTAGAGGATTGTGCATCCGCCTGTGCAGTAACACAAGGAGGAGTAGTCGGTATAGCCTTGATGGGTACAAATTTGATTGACAATTATGTAAACTACATTAAAAAGTTCAAGACAGCAGTCGTTGCCCTTGACAAAGATGCAAGTAAAAAGTCACTGACAATATCTAAAGAGTTGTTTGCACACGTTGCTGTACACAATCTATTTATAGAGACAGATATCAAGACGTGGGACGTTGACAAAATTAACGAGAGATTCAGAGTGTATAGTTCATGACAATAGAAAAACAATTACTAGCACACTGTTTAAAGAGAGACTTCTATCAAGAAGTAAATGACATTATAGGAAAGGAGATGTTTGCCAATGGAGTGGGTACTATATTCGATACTATTGCTCATGCTCATGTAAAGTATGACAGCGATTTGACTGTAGAGGAACTTGTTAATCTACACAGAGACAAGTTCCCTGCAATGCCAGATAGTAGCCGTGATATGATAGAAGAAGTAATTAGAGATTTAAAAAACTACACAGGCAATTCAGATTTAGCAAAAGATTTGGTGATAAATTTCTGGAGACGTAACCAAGCACACGAGATAGGATCAAAGGCGACTGACATTTGGTTGGGTCACAACGGTGACTACGCTGGATTGCAAAACTTAGTTGACAGATTAATTGACAAACAGCCTACGGATGACAGTAATTTTGTAAGAGTAGATGACAATGTGTCAGAATATTTAGAAAGCTGTGACAAAGGGTTTGACTTTCAGTTTGAACTTGCACCGTTGCGTGACAGAATAAATGGTGTGGGTAGAGGTAATCTAGGTATTATCTTTGCTAGACCAGAGACTGGTAAGACAACTTTCTGTACATACTTAGTTTCTGAATATATCAAACAAGGGTACAAGGTGGCGTACTTTGCAAATGAAGAACCGGGAAGAATGGTTAAGGGTAGAATCTTTTGTTCCTATTTAGGCAAAACAGTCAATGAGTTACGAGAAGATGTTAAGAGAGCAGATGAGGTGTACAGCAATGAGATCAAGCCGAAGCTGTCCTTGTTAGAAGGTAGACAGATATCTATTACAGAGATTGACAAGTTCGTAGAGGCACATAAGCCTGACATTATTTTTGTAGATCAGCTAGACAAGGTGAGCATTAATGACAGCTACGCTAGAGTAGATGAAAAACTCAGAGCCATCTATGAGACATCAAGAGCCATAGCAAAGAGAAGAGACTGTATGGTATGGGCAGTATCGCAGGCTAGTTATGAAGCACATAACAGACAGGAGATTGATTTTGGTATGTTAGAAAACTCCCGTACAGGCAAGGCCGCTGAGGCTGACATCATTATAGGTATTGGTAAAAATTTTGGAGACGAAGAAGATTACATACGTCATTTGTGTGTAAGCAAAAATAAACTGACAGGATGGCATGGGGTAGTCACTTGCAGAATAGACATAAAGAAAGCGAGGTACATCCCATGATTACAGTATTAGATGTAGAGACAACATTTAAAGTGTTGGCAGATAAGAAGACAGACGCTGATCCACATACAGGAAACATGTTGGTGTCTGTTGGATATGATTGTGAAGGTAATAAAGATTACTTATGTTTCTATCATAAAGATAGACCACCGACTGAAAATGCAAAGCGACAGTTACAGGCTGTGCTAGACATGACCAAGTTATTGGTGGGACACAATATAAAGTTTGATCTAAAATGGTTACGTGCATGTGGATTTGTATATACAGGCAGAGTGCATGACACTATGATCTGTGAGTATCTGATTAATGGTGGCAGTAAAGTACCTCTGTCATTAAAGAAGTGTTGTGAGAGATATGCACTATCACCAAAGAAGACTGACCTGACAGAAAAGTATCTACAGGATAAAATATCTTTTGAGAGGATACCTTGGCCTATCGTAAAAGAATACGGTGAAGCAGATGTGCAAGTGACCAAAGAATTGTACGAGGCACAGATTGACAATATGCCCAAGAGACTGAAAGCTACATTAGAATTGTCAAATGAGATGTGTGACTTACTGACAGATATGGAGCTTGAGGGTATACAGATAAGTAGAGAAAACTTATTGTCTATTAAAGAAGAGTATACAAAAGAGATACGTACATTAGAATCATTCTTATCTAGCGAAGTCAAACGTGTGATGGGTGATACAGAAATTAATCTGGACAGCAGTGAAGATAGATCACGAGTGATATTTTCACGAGAGGTCATAGATAAAAAAAGATGGGCTATGATATTTAATCTAGGTTATGAAGATAGGGGTAACAGCAGACGTAAGAAAAGACCAAAGAGAATGACACCTGCTGTCCTATCACAAAACATAGCAAGACAGACACGATTGCTGTACAAGACTAAAATGGAATCTTGTAATAAGTGTGGTGGCTCTGGACATTTTTATGCCTTGAAGAAAGATGGCACTGTGGGTAAACAGAGAAGATTATGTAAAGCCTGTAGAGGCAAAGGTGTTGTGTTTATCAGACAGAAAGAGTTGGCTGGATTTAAAATGAATGTAAATAGTGTAGACGACATCACGGTGCATGGTTTTAAGACAGATAAGTTGATGATAGACAAACTGGTTTCATCCGCAAATTCTCAACAAAAAATTTTCGTGGAATCCTACAGTCGGTATAATGCTATCAAAACATACTTGAAAACTTTCATCGAGGGTATTGAGAAAGGTCTAGATCAGAAAGATAAGATACATCCACAGTTTATGCAATGTGTCACATCAACTGGTAGACTATCTTCTAGGAATCCAAACTTTCAAAATATGCCAAGAGGTGGTACGTTTCCTGTACGTAAAGTAGTAGTCAGTAAATGGCAGGGTGGTTATATCTTGGAGGGTGATTACTCACAGCTTGAGTTTCGTGTAGCTGGGTTTCTAGCCAAAGATGAGAAAGTGTATGAGGATGTGAAGAATGATGTGGATGTGCATGCCTATACAGCATCGATACTAGGAGTGTCAAGACAAGATGCCAAGGCTGACACGTTTAAGCCTCTGTACGGTGGGTTGATGGGTACACCAAAACAAGTACAATACTATAGAGCATTCAAAGAGAAGTATAAGGGTGTGACCAAGTGGCATGAAGACTTATGCAACGAGGCTGTCACTGAACAGCAAATCACTTTACCAAATGGACGACATTTTTCATTTGAAAACACGTATAGACTGCGACATGGTGGTGTTACAAACTCTACTTCAATAAAAAATTATCCTGTGCAAGGCTTTGCCACAGCGGATTTGCTACCTATAGCATTAATTTATTTAAAAAACATGTTGACAGTAAATAAAATGAAGAGTAAAATTTGCAATACAGTACATGATTCCATCGTACTTGATGTCTATCCCTCCGAAAAGGAGCTAGCGATAGAAGCACTAAAGACAGCAATGCTATCCATAAAGTCTGAATGTATACGAAGGTATGACATAGAGTATGATATGCCTATTGGAATCGAATTAAAAATTGGTTATAACTGGCTAGACCAGAAAGGAGTGTTACAAATATGACCGAAACAACTACGATGCAGACACAGTTGCCTGAAAAGATAACAACAGCTTCGATTGATGATATGATGAAGTTGACTGGACAGGCAGCAGACATGCCAACACAAAGCAAAGGGTTGGCTAGACTATCAATAAACCATGCGTCAGAAGACGAGGAGGGCAATGCTTTACCTCGTGGACATTTTAGTCTGACTACTGACGATGGTATATTCTACGGTGAGAAGGCAGTGATCAGACCGTTCATGAGAACATACTCATATTCAGTATGGGATAATGAAGAAGGTCAATTCTCATCTATGACTGTACAGGCACCATCTTTCAACAGTGAGTTTTATGACACTGATGGAGGATTAAAGTGTGGACGACTAGATGCAAATGAGCTAGAGTCTCTACCAAAGGACAGCCCAGAGTGGGTGTTGCAGAAGAGTGTCAAGTGCAATCAAAATATCTACGGTGTTGTTACCTTAGAAGATGCTAAAGATAAAAAAGGTAAGGCTGTAGAGAAGAAAGAAATTCCCTGCGTGTGGTACGCAAAGGGTGCGAACTTCGTTCCGACAAGCGACTGTCTGAAAAGCCTGCATAAGCAAAAACAACCTATGTGGTTGACGACTATCGGGCTGTCTTCTGTTAGGAAAAAGAAAGGTGGGAACATCTATTTTCAAGCAGAGCTAACGCCTCGTGGGCAGATAGCTGATTGGACTGAAGGGGATGATAAATTAATGCATGAATTTATGGAAACTGTGAAGGGTTACAACGAGTCAATCATGAAGAGACATGAAGAAGCTCGTGGTGATAAAGAAAACTTTGACACAGTTGTAAATGAATAGTGCAATCATCCAAAAGGTACAGGGTTTTCTCAGCAAGGTCTCGAAAGAGGGCGTTGAGCTAGACCCTAAACTTGTAGACGAGTTTAAAGAGGCGTGTGTAGCTTCCATTCATAAGCAATTCAATCCTTCCTCTGATGAATGGAGGCCTCGCATGTCCTCTTTAGGCCGTCCACTTTGCCAACAGAAAATGGAAAGAGATGGTGTCGAGAAGGCCATTGAGTATAATGCTATCCTTAGATTTATATTCGGTGATCTTGTAGAGGCTATCTCAATCCTGATTCTGAAAGCCGCAGGTGTAAATGTAGAAGAAGAACAGAAACGTGTGAAGTTGAAACTAGGTAAGAACGAAGTGAATGGCACGTTGGACATTATCATAGACGATAAGGTGTGGGACATCAAGTCAGCAAGTCCATATGCTTTCGATCATAAGTTCGGTGAGATGGGAGGATATAAGAAAATTAAAAGTGATGATGCCTTTGGGTATATTACACAAGGCTATCTGTACAGCGAGTCTGTAGGTAAAGAGTTCGGTGGGTGGATAGTCATAAACAAAGCAAGTGGAGAATGGACTGTCTGTGAAGCACCGATTGTACAGGATGAAGATAGGAAAGAGTTCTTACAGCTTGCACGGAAGAATTTAAATGCTCTGGTAACTGGTGAGAAGTTCAAACGCTGTTTCTCAGATACAACAGAGACATACAAAGATGAGTATAAACAGGAGAAGAAAACAGGAAACAGATTACTGCCTAGCATCTGTGGTTTCTGTGACTTCAAGAGAAAGTGTTGGCCTGATGCTATTATGCACAAGAAAGTAGGCTCTACAGCAAAGTATCCAAAGACTGTTTGGTATAGTAAACTTACAAGAAGAGAGATATGAATGGCTTTGTATTTTCAGACTAATGTTAATCGTAGTGATATATTTATGAACGATAAAGTACACTTTGCATTTCCAGAGTCAGAAGATAAAATGGCAGGCCCAGATATAATAAGAGAAGTACGAACAAACAGCAAGAGTGTGCCTATTCGTATTAGAAAGTCATACATCGTAGTAGATGAGAAGTACGGCAGTATGTACACAGGGTTCTGGTCAGACATGCAGTTTGAAGAGAAGATGTTGCTGTTCAGAGAAGACTTAGGTCGTATGAAATCTTTGTTAGATAGAGGTGCCTTGGTATGTTTCTTCATAGGTAACTGGACGGATGTACTACACGACATGGAGAAGAAGTCACCTAAACTTATGAGTGCTATGCGAGATGAGACATCAGAGATATTTGATATGTATCCACCGAAGGACATAAGAACACTATGAGTATGAAGTCACACGGGTTCAGATCGAACTTTGAACTGAACGTAGCACAGCAACTGGTGAAGAAGAAGATAGCGTATGAGTATGAGAAACATCCTATACAGTATATTAAGGAGTGCACTTACACGCCAGACTTCTACTTGAAGAAGTATGGTTTCTTTGTAGAGGTGAAGGGTCAGTTTACAGCTTCAGATAGAGGTAAACATCTGCTCATCAAGAAACAGCAACCAGAACTAGACATACGATTTTTGTTTCTCAATGCTAATTCAAAGCTGTACAAAGGTTCTAAAACAACGTATGGTAGATGGTGTGACAGATACGATATTAAATGGTGCGATAAATTTTTACCAAAGGAGTGGCTAGATGCCTGATAACACAGAAGTATTTAAAGAGTTCGGAAAGAACATACCCAAGGGTTCTTATGTAATTATCATAAGAGATCAACCTAACGGTGCTACAGATTTTATGTGCTATGATAGTACAGATAAGAAAGAGGTCACTGATGGCTATACAGTCATGAGAGGCATTACAGCAACCATTTTAAATGAACCAGAATATTTATTAGAGAGAGGTCAACTTGCAATATATAGAGACACAAAAATTAGTAAACCAGATGTGGAACAACCATTCATTCTTGAACAAGATGATAAAGAAGATGATAATGTTATTCAGTTTGAGTTCCAACCAGAAAACAAGGACGATTAGTATGGGTATGATGGACGATGCAATTAAAGAAACTGTAAAAGATAAAGACTTTAAGAAAACAGATATTAAAAAACTTGCCTCTCGTAATAAGCAAGTAGGTGGTAATCACTACAAGGACTGTAAGATACAGCCTATTGATTTTATCATGGAAAACAACTTGACTTTCTGTGAGGGTAATGCTTTAAAATACATTACTAGGCACAGAAGAAAAGGTGATGGTGCAAGAGATATACATAAAGCAATACATTATTTAGAAATGATTTTGGAGATTGAATATGGCGAAAAGTAATTTTTTACCTACAGAGTATCAGTCATTTATACACATGTCACGATACTCAAGATGGAAACCTGAAGAAGGTAGAAGGGAGACGTGGTCTGAGACTGTACAAAGATTGATTAATTTCTTTGCAGATCATGTAGATAGAAATATCGGTGTGAAGTTTGAGAACAGTACGTGGGATAGACTAGAAGATGCTATACTAAATACTTCTGTCATGCCATCCATGAGAGCTTTGATGACTGCTGGTGAAGCACTACGCAGAGAAAACATAGCAGGGTACAACTGTTCGTATGTACCTATAGACAGCCCTCGTTCCTTTGATGAAGTGCTGTACATACTAATGAATGGTACAGGTGTAGGCTTCTCTGTTGAAAGACAGTATGTAGATAAGCT